AGTGTAGAGAATTATTTATACCAAGCAAAGGTTATGTAATGGTAGGTGCAGATGCAAGTGGAATTGAAGCAAGGAGTTTAGGCCACTATATTTATAATTACACAGGTGGTAAAGAATATGTAGATCTTATTCTTAATGGAGACATACATACTTACAATCAAAAAAACTTAGGTTTAAAATCTAGAGCATTGGCGAAGACAATTCTCTATGCGGTACTTTACGGAGCAAGTGCACGGAGAGTACATGAGATACTTGATTGTTCTATGTCAGAAGCAAATAAAGTATTAGAAAAGTTTTACAGAGTGTTACCTTTCTTACAAGAAATAAAAGAAGATATAATAGGTAAGTTAGAAGCCTTTGGTTACATCAAAGGTATAGACAAAAGAATTTTAACAATTAGATCACAACACTCAGCTCTAAATGCTCTTAACCAAAGTTGTGCTGCGATAATAATGAAAAAAGCATTAACAATACTTTGGGATAAATTAAAAGATAAAGACGCATTTGTTGTAGCTAACATACATGATGAATTTCAAATAGAAGCAAAACCAGAAATAGCTGACGAAGTAGGGAAGATAGCCGTAGACAGTATAGTACAAGCAGGGGAACATTTTAACTTGAGGGTACCTTTAGGAGCTGAATACCGTGTCGGTAAAAGTTGGGCTGAAACCCACTAATTTAAAATGGAGAAAATGGGCTTCAAATTCTTTATGCAATCAGAGAAAACGACAAGGACACGATTGCGGTCTAACTATAGACGAGTTAATAAATATTACTCCGAGTCATTGTCCGTGTTGTCAAATTGTAATGGTACCACAAGGCAATCAAGAAAACTCTCCGTCAGTAGATAGATTAGATGTCACTAAAGGATATGAAAAAGAAAACATATGGATCATTTGTCATTCATGCAACACTAAAAAAGGAAACACTAAAGCACCAACAGATTTATACAAAATCGCAGACGCTTGGTGGCAAAAATTAAAGGATATAAAATGCAAGTTATTATAGTTTTACACGATAAAGAAGATAGTAAAGATAAGATTGAATTTAGTATCTTTGAAAAATACTCTGACTCTGAAAAACCAGAGGACATGCTCAATAGTCCTGCCGTTCAAGTAGGATCTATATTATCTGGTTTCCTTAAAACCGTAGAAAATCACGGAGCTTATCTAGGTGCCTTACCAATAATAGAAGCGTCAGAAAAAGATTTTGATGAAAATGATTTTAGAAAAAAGATTAAAAACAGAGACGGAAACGTCATTCATGTAAATTTAAACACTATAAAACCAAAAGGAAATGGATAATGAGTACACTGTTAGTAGACGCTGATGTAGTGGCGTATCAAGTAGCATTCTCAACAGAAGAAGCTATTAGGTGGGGAGATAGAGAAGACGAATATGCAATATGGACATTACATAGTGATGAAAAAGATTGTGTAAGAAAGATTAAAGATTACTACAATACTCTTAAACAAGATACTCAATGTAAAGAACTTATATCTGCATTTAGTGATAAAGATAATTTTAGAAAAGAAATATATCCTGATTACAAGCTAAACAGAACTAAACAAAGAAAACCATTAACATTAAGTTTTTGTCGTGAGTATATTATTAAAAATTACAATGGTTTTGTTAGACCTAGAATAGAAGCTGATGATATACTTGGAATACTAGCTACTTCAAATATAATTAAAGGTAATAAAATTATTTGTAGTATTGATAAAGACTTAGATCAGATAGCAGGATTACATTACAATCCTACACAAAAAGAATTTTATGGCATTACAAAAAAACAAGCCGACTATAATTTTTATTATCAATGTTTAGTAGGGGACGCTACAGATAATTATAAAGGGGCTCCTACCTATGGAGAAGTAAAAACTAAAAAGACACTTACAAAGAAAAAGAACTTATGGAAAGTAGTTAAGGATTGTTACAAAGAACAAGGCTTAACAGAAGACGATGCTTTAGTACAAGCAAGATTAGCTAGAATATTAAGAAACACTGATTACGATTTTAAAAAGAAACAACCTATACTGTGGAGTGGAGATGCCAAATAAAAATATGTTCGATAAAGCTTTTCCTAAAGATAGACAAATAGGAGGCTCACATTATCAAAAGTTTATTATACAACCTTATGAATTTATTTCTAAAAATGGTTTATCGTTTTTTCAAGGTTGTATAGTTAAGTACGTTTGTCGATATTTGTTTAAAGGAACTGAAATACAAGACCTAGAAAAAATAATTCATTACTGTGAATTAGAAATAGAAAAGATAAAGGAAATGAGAAAATGAGTGGTGCAGAAGTAAAGAGATGGAAAAAGAAAACTTATATGAATGTAGATATTCTTATGGAAGATACTTTTTATGCTAGAACACCTGACATAAATAACGAGTATCCACCAAGTACAAAAGCTGTATTTACAATAATAGAACACAGAGAAAAACGATCAACCTTAGAGGAGGTGCCAATAGAAGATGAAAAAAATGAAGAAGCTTCTAAAGAAAATACTACAGTGGATCAGCCTAAACCCACCGAAATATAAATTTGTTTTTGTTCTTTGGGAAGACGCAAATAGTGATAGTAGTTGGAACGAATTATCAACTATTGAACAGATGTTACCGACTATCTGTATAAGCGTAGGTTTTCTTATAAACCACACCGAAGACGCATTTGTTTTAGCCTCTGATTTTACGACAGATACTAAAAACGACCAATATGTTATCGCAGAGGGCGGTAATACTATGGTTATACCTACCAAAAACGTACTTAAAGTAGTACCAATCCCCCTTAAAATACAAGCTAAATAGTTGCTCTCTTGGATATAATTATGATTTCACAAGAGTTAATTGATTACTTAAAAAAACAATTCCCTGATAAATCTCCTAATCTTGCCGATAATGAAAGAAAAGTGTGGTTTAAAGCAGGTCAATCAAGTGTTGTGTCCCATTTAGAGAAAATTCTAAATGATAAAGAAAACAATATTTTAAATGAAACAATAATAGGAGATATTAAATAATATGTGTGGATTTTCTAGACCGAAATTACCTCCACCACCTCCAACTCCTGCTCCTCCAGCATCAGAAATTAATGCTAGTAATACTAGGTTAAGAGAGAAAGCTCCAAAAGCTCCTCAAACAAAGACATCTAGTAATGTTAGTTATTCTAAAAAAAGAGGAAAAGCAGCGTTAAGGATACCTTTACAAGTCGGTGGTTCAACAACCCAAACAGGAGCAAACGTACCTAATCCTTAATAAATTATGGCAAATTATTCTACGGCAAAATCAAGGTATAATACGCTTGAGGCTATAAGAGATCCATTCTTGGATCGTGCACGGGACAGTGCTGAGTTTACGATCCCGTCCATAATGCCTCGTGAGTATCACAGTAAACACACTACTTTACATACTCCTTATCAAGGTATTGGTGCCAGAGGTACTAACAACCTATCTTCAAAGCTACTTTTAGCTTTACTTCCCCCTAATCAACCTTTCTTTAGACTAACACTTGACGAGTTTACTTTATCTGAGCTCGCTGGTCGAGATGATATGAAAGGCGAGTTTGAAAAAGCTATGGGTTCTATTGAACGAGTTGTTATGAATGAAATGGAAGTTAACAATTTTAGAAATGCTTTATTTGAAGCAATTAAGCATCTTATAATTTGCGGTAATGTTTTATTATACATAACACCTGATCTTAAGATGAAAGTATATCATCTTGATAGATATGTAGTCAAAAGAGATGGTATTGGAAATGTATTAGAAATAATTACAAAAGACATGGTAGCACCATCTTCACTTACCGAAGAACAAAAGTTGTTAGTAGAGGGAGATAAAGAAAAAGATGGTTACGATGATACTTGTGAAATTTATACTTGTGTTAAAAGGTCAGCTAATGGTAAAAAATGGGAAGTACACCAAGAGATTTACGAAAAGATTGTACCATCATCTATAGGTACATATCCTATAGATAAAAACGCATTCATACCATTAAGATATACGTCTATTGACAATAGCGATTATGGTAGAGGATTTATTGAGGAGTACATCGGTGATCTTCGTAGTTTAGAAGCATTATACAGATCTGTAGTCGAGGGTTCTGCCGCTGCAAGTAAAGTTTTATTTTTAGTAAAACCAAACGGATCAACTCGTTTAAAAACTTTATCTGAAAGTCCTAACGGTGCAATCCGTGAGGGTAACGCAGAAGATGTTACTACACTTCAGGTTAATAAGTTTTCTGATTTTAATATTGCATTCCAAACAATGAAGTTAATTGAAGAAAGATTACAATTTGCTTTTATGTTAAATACATCAGTACAAAGACAAAACGATAGAGTTACAGCTACAGAAATAAATTATGTTTCTAAAGAACTAGACGATAGTTTAGGTGGCCTGTACTCTTTATTGTCTCAAGAATTACAACTTCCATTAATAAACAGATTAATGTTTCAAATGGAAAGAAAGAAAGCATTACCAACTTTACCTAAAGAAAGTATACGTCCTAAAATTGTAACAGGACTAGAAGCTTTAGGTAGATCTAGCGACCTACAAAGATTAAATACATTTGTACAACAGCTACAACCTTTCGCACAACAGCTTATGACTTATCTTAATTTAGATGAGTATGTGAAACGTGTTGGTACCTCTCTTGGAGTAGAGATGGAGGGACTTATAAAATCTCCTGAACAAATCCAAGCAGAACAACAAGCTCAACAAGAACAAATGATGATGGAACAAAATTCCCCTGCCGTTGTAAAAGAGGGTATGGGTATGGTCAGGGATAGTTTTAAAAATCAAGATCAATAATAAGGAGAAGAAATGGTTGACAAAGTAGAAGTACCTGTCGAAGAAGTAAAAGAAACTCAAGAGTATTTAGATGAAATGTCTAAAAAAGCTGATGATGCAAATAATGTTGCAACTACTGAAACAGCACCGACAGAAGCACCTGCAAAAGAAGAATTAATTTTAGGTAAGTTTAAATCTCAAGAAGATTTAATAAAGTCTTATCAAGAATTAGAAAAGAAACAATCTGAGGCACCTAAAGAAGAAACTAAACTAGAAGCAGACACACTTCCTAGTACGTTTGATTTTAATAGTGCACAAAAAGAGTTTGATGAAAACGGAGAGTTAAGTGAAAACACTATTCAATCTCTTGAAAAAGCAGGATTGCCAAAATCATACATTGATAATTATTTAGCAGGCTTAGATGCTGTTGCACAAAAATTTGAACAACAAGCTTTTGACAGTACAGGTGGCGAAGAAAATTATAAAAGTATGACTGATTGGGTAACTGAAAATTTACCCGAAAGTGAAATACAACAATTTAATAACAATATAAGTGGAGATAACGAGACTGCATTATTTACTATAAAAGGTATGTATGCTCGTTTTCAATCTGAAACTAAAGAACCTAGCCTATCAACAGGCGACAATGCACAACAACAATCTGGTTCTGCGTATGAAAGTTTAGGACAAATGAAAGCTGACATGGCAGATCCTAGATACGCTACAGATAGTGCATTTAGAAAAATGGTTGCCGACAAAGTTTCTAGATCTAAAGTTATTTAATAAAATTCTGTGGATAAATTGCTGTCCTAGAATAGCAAGTGAAAGTAAGACTTAACCCGTCTGAGGACGGATAATTCTGATACTGAAATTACTACGCTTAATTAGCAACAACCTATAATAACAAAAGGAGATATATATAATGTCAAATTATACTGTATCAAATATAGGTCAGAATGCTGGATCAGGTAGTACCACTGCAAGTTTTTTAAAAATTTTCAGTGGAGAAGTTATTACTGCTTTTGAAACAGCAAACTCGACACTAGACAAACACTTAGTCAGAACAATTAGTTCAGGCAAAAGTGCACAATTTCCTGTGGTTGGCAAAGTTACGACTGCTGCATATCATACCGCTGGAAATGAAATCACAGGCGGATCTGTAACTCACAATGAGAGAACAATCTCAATTGAGAACTTATTGATTGCACCTGTGTTTATCGCAAAGATAGACGAAGCTATGTCACATTACGATGTGCGTAGTATTTATTCAAAAGAGCTTGGCCGAGCATTGGCTAACCAAATGGATAAACACGTTTATCAAAACTTAATCTTAAACAGTAGAGCTTCTGCAGCTTCACCACAAGCAGCAGGACAGGCGATCACTGATGCTGACTTTGCAACTAACGCATCTTCAGCAGCAGCTTCTATTTTCAGTGCAGCTGAAAAATTAGATGCAGCCGATGTACCAGCAGAAGATAGATATTGTGCAGTTGCACCAGCGACTTACTACAATCTAATTCAAGGTACTACTGTTATTAACAGAGATTGGGGTGGATCTGGTTCTTACTCTGATGGTAAAGTTCTTAAAGTTTCAGGTATTAACATTGTACCTACAAACAACTTACCATCTACTAACATTTCATCTGGTGTTGCACAAGGTTCTAGCACAAATTTTGCTGGAAACTTCTCAACTACAGTTGGTTGTGTTTGGCAGAAAAATGCAGTTGGAACAGTTAAACTTATGGATCTGTCTACTGAAATGGAATACCAAATTCAGAGACAAGGTACATTGATGGTAGCTAAATATGCTATGGGTCATGCACCTCTAAATCCAATCTGTTCGATTGAAATCAAAACTGCGTAATTAATTACGTTGTTTGCATTGAGGGGCGACTTCGGTCGCCTCTCTATTAACTTATAGAATTTATATTATGACAACTACAGTAACATCAAAACTAGAAAGCGTTAATGTAATGCTTACAGCGATAGGAGAAAGTCCTGTTAACACAATTACATCTTCGACTACTACAGATGTATCTATTGCTATTCAAATTTTAGATAATGTTTCTAGAGAAGTACAAAGTGTAGGTTGGCATTTTAACACTGATACTAATTATAAATTAGTTAAAAATACATCTAATCAAATAGAATTACCGTCTAACTGTTTAAGAGTAGATAACTCTAATCAAGATGCTGATTTAGATTTAGTTGAAAGAGGAAGAAAACTTTGGGATAGAGAAAATCATACTTACACTATTAATAAAGATGTAAGAGTTAATATAACTTGGTTTTTAGAATTTACAGATTTACCAGAAACAGCAAGAAGATATATTACAATAAGAGCCTCTAGAATATTTCAAGATAGAATGTTAGCGTCTGAGACTTTACATACGTTTCATCAAATTGATGAATTACAAGCTTTATCTGCTTTGAAAGAACATGAGGGAGATACTAGAGATCACAGTATCTTTGATAATTACAGTACATACAGAGTTATCGACAGAGATAATTTTCAACCTGCGAAAACTACAATTAGCGATGAATAATGAGTGCAAGATTAATTTCAAATTCACTTCCAAATTTGTTAAATGGAGTTTCTCAACAACCAGATACAGTTAAGTTACCAAACCAAGCTACAATACAAGAAAATGGTCTTTCTGATATTATTAGTGGTTTAGGTAAAAGACCTGCTACAGAACATATTGCAAAATTAAACACTGATACTTTAACAAATAGTAAAGTACATATTATTAATAGAGATGCTAACGAACAGTATGTTGTTTTAGTAAACAACCAATCTGTTAAAGTTTATGATCTTGCAGGTAATAACAAAACTGTTGTTACTCCTGATGGTTTGTCTTATTTAACATCATCAGCACCACAAGATGATTTTAATTTAGTAACTGTTGCTGATTACACTTTTATTGTAAACAAAACTAAAACTACTGCATTGTCTGGTAGTGTTTCTACAACTAGACCTGATGAAGCGATATTTTATGTAAAGAATGGACAATATAAAACAACTTATGAAATTACCATTAATGGATCATCTGTTGCTAGTTATGAAACTTTAGACAATTCTAGCTCTGGTAACGCTTCATCAATTACAACTGATAACATAGCAACAGAATTAACAAACGATTTAAACTCTAATTTATCAGGATATACAATTAGTAGAGACGGTTCTATTATTTATGTTTCTAAAAACTCAGGAACATTTACTGCTTCCGTATCAGATGGTTTAGGTGGTGATGGTTTAATATTAGTTAAAGATAAAACAAACTCGTTTGCTGACTTACCATACAAAGGCTACATAGGTTTTGTTACAGAAATTGTTGGAGATGGCGGAACAGAGTTTGATAATTATTTTGTTAAGTGGGACGGTTCTGCTTGGGTTGAAACAGTAAAAGATGGATTAGATAATTCTTTTGATATGTCAACAATGCCTCATTTGTTGATTAGAACAGCTGATGGAAATTTTAGATTTTGCAAAGCAGATGGCTCAGCTTACACGGTTAGTGGTACTACATATAATGAGCCTGAATTTGCATCTCGAACTGTAGGGGACGAGGTAACTAGCCCCGACCCTACGTTCGTTGGTAGAAAAATAAATGACATATTCTTTTATAGAAATAGACTTGGTTTTCTTTCTGATGAAAATGTAATATTTTCTAAGGCAGGTAAATTCTTTACCTTTTGGGCCACAACAGTAACTACTGCTGTTGATGACGATATGATTGATCTAGCTGTTAGTCATAATAAAGTTTCAATCTTAAAATATGCTGTACCTTTTAATGAACAGCTAGTTTTATTTTCTGATCAATCGCAGTTTACACTAGACGCTCAAGAAATACTTTCAGCTAAAACCGTATCTATTAATCAAACTACAGAATATGAAATAGACGATGGTGTTAAACCTATTGGTCTTGGACAGAATATTTACTTTGGAATATCTAGAGGTAGCTTTGCAGGTGTTAGAGAATACTATGTAAATGCTGATACAGAAATTAAAGATGCTTTAGATACTACAGTTAACCTACCAAGATATATCACAGGTGGACTTACAGGTTTAAAAGGATCGTCAGCTGAAAATACTTTATTTGCCTTTGCTTCTGGAGAAAGAAATTCTTTATTTGTTTATAAATTTTATTTTGATGCAGGATCAAAAGCCCTACAAAGATCATGGTCTAAATATAAATTTGAATCAGCAGATGTATTGTTAGACGGGGATTGTATACAAAACTATTTATATTTAGTTGTTAAAAGAGCTGATGGTACATATTTAGAAAAACTTAATTTAAAAACTAATGAAGTAGACACGGGTCTAGAGTTTCCTGTGTTGTTAGACAGGAAGACAAGTCTTACAGGATCATATAGTTCTGGTACTAACAAAACTACTTTTACATTACCTTATGAAGAAACTGCTTCTATGGGGGTTGTTTTAGGTGGTGCATGGTCTTCTACACAAAAGGGAAGAAACTTAACAATCAGTAGCACAACAAACACTACGGTTGTAGTTGATGGAGATTATTCTACAAACCCAGTAATAGTGGGTAGAAAATATACTTTTAAATATCAGTTTCCTACTTTCTTTGTTAGAGAACAAAAGACATCAGGTAATGCTTCTACTGTTAACACAGGTAGACTGCAGTTAAAGAAAATGAGTATTATATTTGGAGACACGGGTTTCTTTGAAGTAAACCTTACTCCATTAGCAAGAAGTACATCAGTATATAAATTTACAGGACAAATATTAGGTTCAAGTACGTTTACAATTGGGCAGCCTAATTTAGAAAGTGGTACCTTTAAATTTCCTATACAATGTAAAAACACAGATACAGTTATATTCATATCTTCCGATAGTTATTTACCATGTAACTTTTTATCGGCAGAGTGGGAGGGAGTATTCTCTGTTCTTTCTCAACGAATAATAACCTAATGAAAATAGATGAAATAGAAGCAACAAGTCAGCATATAAAATTATTAGCAAAAGATTTAAGACCCGCAGATGAAGATGAAATCAAAGCTAAAACAGGAACAACTAACGTGCAGAAAACTTTATTAAAAGGTTTTGCTATGACTAACTATTGTCGTTCATTTTTTGTTGACGGTAAAATTGCAGGTGTATATGGAGTTGTAGCATCTTTAGATGACAAGAATATTGGTTCTCCATTTTTATTATGCACGCCTAAAATTAAAAAACTAAAGATTAAATTTTTAAGAGAATGTAAAAATAGAGTAGAGGAAATGTCAGATAAATTTCCTGTACTTTTTAATTATATAGACAGTAGAAATAAACTTCACTTAACTTGGCTTAAGTGGTGTGGATTTAAAATTATTAACGAAAAAACATTTAACGATGTTTTATTTTACGGATTTTATAAGGAGAAGAAATAAATATGTGTACACCAGAAGCGTATATAGCAAGTAGAATATTACAAGGCTATACGCAGTACCGATCTGATAAAGCACAAGCAAATCAGATAAATAGAGATACACAGGTAAAAGCTAAAAATTTAAGAGAAGAAGCTATTTACACAGATAACGCATTTATAAGAAAACAAGAAGTTGCTGAAGATCAAACATCATTACAAAAAGAAAAAATACTAACTCAAAAGTTACGAGTTGAAGGAACTGCAAAAGCTTCACTTGGCGAAAGAAATGTTGGTGGTAATCTAGAAATGACTGTTCTTGGCGATATAGCTAGACAGGCAGGTAAAGAAACTAATGTTGTAGATCAAAACTACGAAAACAAACTTAGAGCATTTGCAACTGATCGTCTTGCTTATAATAGAAGATACACAAATCAAATATTAAGTTTACCTAGAGCATACAAACCAAGTTTCATGACCTATGCTTTATCTACAGCAGTAGATATAGGAAGTATGTATATGGCTAATCAAGCACCATCTACACCAAACCAAAGCGGTCAAACTTTTAATTTAACCTACGAGAATTACAATCCTCCGAAATAATGGCTACTAAAATAAATACAGATTTAGGAATAAATGTCGGTTTAGAAAACGCACCTACACCACAACCAATAACTAATGTTGGCTCAGAAAGAATTGTAGGCAAAGATAAATTTGGAGCTTTAGCAGATACCTTAGCACAGATTAATCCTACTATTAAAAAATTAGCTGACGCTAATATGAAAGAACAAAACGAAAAAGACTTTGAACAAGGTAAAGCTAAAATTAATGGAATGACTTTAGAAGAAGCTAGAAAAGCTCACACAAGTGGTTTCCCTGATGTCTTTAATGGTTGGGCTAGATTCGGTGCATATAAACAGTATGCTAATAACTCTGTAGATAATTTTATCCAAGATTTTAAACAAGACTATGCAACTAAGAAAAATGAAACAGGATATAATTGGCAAGATCATTATAATGAGTTTAGTCAATCATATTTAGCAGATAAACAAAACGATGAGTTTTTTGCTTCTGCATATAACGAGGGTACAACATCATTAAGAAAATGGTTAAACGTACAAGAATTTGAAAAACAACAAGAAGATTTACAATATAAAGTAATAGGTAATACATCTTTATCTATACAAAATTTACCTACTAAAGTTGAAGAACAATTAGAAATTGCTTTTTATGAATCTAATCCTGTTATGACTTTAGGAAAAGATTACAAAGAAAGAAAAGCTAAATTCTTTCAAGATAATATGTCTCAAACATTTAAGGATTTGTATTATCAACTAAAAGAAAATAGAAACCCTGCATTATCTAAATCAGATTTTGATGATATTGTAATTAATGAAGCTGAACTTCATGCTTCTTTAGATGGTAGATTTGCTACAGAATATATTGAACTATTAACTACTAATAGACCAGATGGAACTCCCGCTATTATTAATAATCCAAAATATCAAAAAAGAGTAACAGCATTAGTAGATAATTTACGAGATGCAGTTAAATTAAATGTTGATACTGTAAATTGGTTTAATGGTAATGTTGCAGGTAAATCTGGGCCAGAAAGAACTAAGTTAGCTTCTGATATTTTTAATAAAGAACTTAGAAATAAAAAAGCAGCAGGTATGTCCGATGCTGATGCATTCTTAGCTACTACTATGACTATAATGTCAGGTATGAAAAGAAATGAACCTGTAAAACAAATAGAAGATTTATTAAGCAAACCATTAACTAGAGAATACACAGAAGATAATAAATTAGCTTTAGAAGTTTATTCTGCATTAGATAAAAATGGTATTACAGGTATTTACTTTAAAGAAAACGACAAGAATAAATACAAATTCTTTGTAGCTAATTTAAGAATACAAGCAGGAGAAGATCCTAGAGATGTAATATTAAGTATGGGTACTATGGATACCACTACTAAAGAAATAAATGATTTAACATCAGAAGATAAAAAAACAATACAAGCTTTCTCTGGTAATATGGCTAACGCTAGAAACCAAGAGTTAGCTTACATGACTGCTAAATACTTTAAGAATATAGCAGGCGGTACTGATACTGATTACATAAAACAAGCAGAACAATTTATAGATAAACATTACACCGAAATAAATGGTCGTTATGTAAGTAATTACAAAATGAAACAATTTGGTGTTGCACCAGAAAACTACGATGGTTTTAAAGTAACAGCCATTGAAATGTTAAAAGAAAAACTAAATACAGAAAAGAATATTATACAAGAAACTGATCTTATTGGTTTCTTCTTTGATGAAACTAATATTAATGTCGATGGTACTGCACCCAATGTAAACGAGGGTGTTGATTTAGATGATTTTGAATTGATTGTTAATACAGATGATGACGTTTTGTATTTTAAACAAGATGATGGTTCTCCTTTAGAAATACCATCAACTGTAGAATACAAAGACGGTCAAACAGTTTGGCTACAAATACCTATAGCTCTAGTTAAAGAAAGATACGAAGCTAAAGTTAAAGAACAACAAGATAAAGATTTAATAACTGACGAAAAAAGAAGACAAATGTTAGCTGATAGGGACGATGCTAATGAATTATTTTACGAACAAACAAAGGATATGCAACCATAATGACAAGTATTAATTGGGACTTTATTTCAAGTTTAGAAGGTAAAGCAGTAAAAGACGCTTATGTACCGAGTGATAACTCTGGTGTAACTATTGCAACAGGATTTGATCTTAAAGAAAAAGATGCAGATTTATTAAATCAAATGGGTATCTCTGAAGATACTACAAATTTATTATCTCAGTTCTTCGGTATGCAAGGTGCTGAAGCAAAAGAATCATCTCAAGGATTTTCATTAAATGACGATCAAGTAAAAGAAATAGATCAAGCTAGTCACAACTGGTACGCAGGCCAAGTTAAAAGAGCATATGAAAACGGAGATCATCAAACTGCATGGGACGATTTAACTGAGGCACAAAGAACTGTGATTACATCTGTTGGTTTTCAGCATGGTACTTCTTTTAAAAGAAAAGATGGTTCTGAAATGAATTACATTAAACAAGCTAGAGCTAATGATTGGGATTCTTTATTAGCTAACTTAAGAAACTTTGGAGATGACTTTAATACAAGAAGAAATAAAGAAGCTGATTATTTAGAAAGCGAAAAAAAAATTGAACCAAGACAACCTATAAAAGATCCTGAGTTTGTACCTACAGATATAACAAAACAAAAAGATTTATTTAGTGAATTACCAGACGTAAGTCGTGGTTTGTTTTTAGACAAAGCTTATAACTATAGTGAGTACCAAAAGTTTCTAGATGAACAAACTACATTTACTGAAGCAACAAAAGCATCAATAAGAGAGAATACTATTTTTGCAAATGCGTTTGATCTTTTCTTTAATAAAACTTTTATTCAACAAGATGGCTTTAGTTACAATAATAACAAAAGTGAATTTGAAGAAATTATAAAGAAATACGATTTAAGAGGTGAGTTTGGAGACAGTATTATAGAAGCTGTAAACCCTGCACATTTAGATTATCTAGGTCAAAAAGCACAAAGACACCAGAAGAACGCAGAGATGTTAGCGTCTCTTGGTTGGAAAGGTATTGCATTACAGTTTGGTACATTTCTTTTAGATCCAGTAAACCTTACAGGATATGGAGCTCTATCTAAAGTAATGAAAGGTACTCAGTTTTTAACGGGTATATCTAGAAGAAAAAACTTTGTTAGATCAGGATTAGTCTATGGTTCTATGGAGGGAGCTTTATATAGTCCAATAGCAGCTAATAACCCTACAATGGGCCTTAATGATATTGTAATAGCATCAGCTTTAGGTGGTACTCTTGGAGGAGCAATATCAGCAATTACAAGCAAATCTATTAAAAATGTAGGTCTAGCTACACAAAGAGCTGATCTAATTGAGAATGGTTTAGCTCCTACTAAACAAGCAGATAAAACAAAATTTAAAAACGTAAAGCATACTCTTAAAAACAAAAAGTTTACAAAAGAGATGCACGATGTTGATGCAGTTGACAACATTGAATTAGCTTTTGGTACAGCAAGAAATATTCCATTCTTAGGATTTGCTATGACTAGATCTGGTTCATTAGGATCAAGTATGTCTAAATTAGCAAAGAAATTTGCTTTTGATAATATGGAAGATCCTATTGGTTGGTCAGTTAAAAATTCAGGATTAGTTAAAAAAGATTTTATACCTCAAGAAGCCACAAGTGAAATTATTAGAGACACTATGGTTATGGAAGCACATAATGTAGTCTACACTAAAGGTGGTCTTAACGAAGCTGTAAAAGGCTATCTAAAAGAAAGAGGGTATGGTGGAACTTTACTTAGCGATTTAAAAGGTTTCTTTCAGTTTAGTCATAAAAGAGATTTTATGTACAAAGTTAAAAGAGCTATGATTGCTTTAAGTAAACCTGCTAAATTAAGAAACGCAGATGAATTAGAAATTTTAAATGATGCAAATATTGTTAAAGGTGCTAACTCTTATGCAGATGGTTTTCAATTGTTTGCAAAAAAACTTGCAGAAGCAGGTGTAGAAGAAGCACAAGATTTAGCAAAAAATACTGGTAGATATTATGTGCCAAGAAAAATAAGTTTTGATAGTTTTGTAGATTTAGAAAGAAGAATTGGAGAAGATGGAGTTGTAGATTTATTAACGGGTGCTATCGCTAGAAAACAACCATTAATAAATAGATTAGACAATCCTGTAGCTACACCAGAAACAGTTAAAGTTAAAACAGGAGACATAAATCCTAAAACAGGAAAAGAAGTTTCTGCTAAAATATCTGTTACAAAAGCCGAAGCATTAGCAAGAGCTATTGTTAAGATGGCAAAATACAACAGTAGATATGGTGGCTTTGATATTGAACAACTTGTAAAAATTAAAGATCCTAAATTATTAAGAGAATACATAGATGATGTTTTTGGTAATTTAGATCAAGCTCAAAGAGATGAATTATTTAATGGTTTACAAAATCAACTTAAATTAATTACATCAGGTAGATTCCAACAAAGAATTAGACTAGATGAAAACTATGAACATACTTTAACAGTTGGTAAAGCAAAAGGTCAAAGAGTTAGATTAGATCAAATCTATGAAAATGATATAGATTTACTTTGGCATTCATACACAAATGAAATGTCAGGTTGGTATGCTTTAGCTAATAGAGTTGGTGTTAAAAGTAGAAACGAATGGTTAACTTATAGTAACGGTATTAAAAGAGACATTAGAGATTCTTACAGAAAAAGTGATCTAAGTGTTGCTAGAAAAATAGTTAACGTACAAAATAAAAATATTGATAATGTTGCTATTAGAGAAGAAGAAGCAGTTATAGATAGTTTCTTTAATAATCTTATGGGACGTTCTACAGAGGGCGGGGATCCATCATCAGGTTATCAAGCTTGGCTAAGAGATTTAAGAAGATTTAATTTTATTAGGGTATTAAACCAAGTAGGTATTGCACAGCTTCCTGAGTTTGGAGTTGTTACTTCACAGGTTGGTTTAAGAACAATGCTTAATGAAATACCTGCTATAAGAAAAATATTTGATGATGCACAAGCTGGTAACTTACCTGACACATTTAGAAAAGACTTTGCTATTTATGGAGCATCAAATGGAGATGATCATCTTTATAGATTGCATCAATCATTAGAAGTTTTAGATAGAGGTGCAGCAAAATCTGATTTTCAAAAAGGTGCTTTACTTAATAAGTCTCAAGCAGCAGCAGCCGAAAAAATAACAGGCTATGGATCATTCTTATTACAAACAGATTCATTACAAAGAAGATTAGCTATGCGTGGTTTTGTTCATAACATGGCAGAAGATTTAATTGAAGGTTCTAAAAAAGGAAACTTATTAGATAATATATCAAGAGGTAAACTAAATAGATACCGAGTATTAGGATTGCGTGATAGTGATTTAGTTGCATTAGCAAAAGAGTTTAATAGTCCTAGAGTAGTTAAAACTAAAAACGCATTAGGTTATAGAGTTTTAAGTTTTGATTTTGTCGCTATGAAAGACCAAGAGTTAGTTAAAAGACTTGCGGTAGCAGTAAACAGATCTACAAGACGTTCTGTTCAATATAATCATATTGGAGACACAAGTAGATTCTTTACTGACAACACGTTAGGAAAAACGATGTCACAGTTTAGACAATTCATTATGAATGCTTGGAACAAACAGTTTCTTCATAATGTAGCTATGGCAGACATGCAAACAGCTTCAATGTTTTTATACACTACTATGATTGGAGGATTAGCTTACGCAGCACAAGTACACTTCAATTCTATAGGTATGTCTAAAACCGAAAAGAAGAAATACATTAAAAAGAGATTAGGAGATAAAGGAGACTACAGTAAAATTGCTAGAGCTGCTTTTCAAAGAGCAGGCTGGTCTTCTGTAATGCCTCCTTTTATGGATATGATTACTGGTCAATTGGCACCAGAACATAGATTCAATACTAGATCATCTGGTCAAGAAATGAACCTTATAACAGGAAACCCGACATACGATTTAGTATTTGGAAAACTAATGCCTACACTAGGTGCAGGTTTAAAATCTATGAGATCAGATTACGAATTTAGTAAGAATGATTTTAATAGATTAATGAGAATACTTCCATATCAAAACTTATATGGAATTAATCAATTACTTAACTTTATAAAAGACAACTCTGGTTTACCAGACAAAGGAGCAACAAGTTTATATTAATATGGCATTTGCAATAGACACATACACAGGTAACGGAAGCACGACAAATTTTAGTGTTACTTTCCCATACATTGAACAATCTCATATAGTAGTAACTGTTGATGGTGTAACTAAAAATTTAACTACAGATTATACTTTTTCAAACTCATCTACAATTACATTTAATTCTGCACCTGCTTCAGCAACAGTAATTAAATTTACTAGATCATCAAACAGAGCAACAAGACTTGTTGATTACCAAGATGGATCTACTTTAACAGAAGCTACCCTTGACCAAGACGGAAACCAAAGTTTCTTTATGGCACAAGAAGCTATTGATGTTACAGAGGGTTCTTTAAATTTAAATACTTCTGATGAGTGGGACGCAACATCTAAAAAGATTGTAAATGTTACTGACCCTACAGCAGCTCAAGGTGTTGCTACTAAAAATTATGTAGATACTAAATTTACAGCAGATATTAATACAGTAAACACTTATAAGACTGCTGCTGAAACTGCAAAGACAGCAGCCGAAACTGCTGAAACAAATGCTGAGACAGCTGAAACAAATGCAGTCACAGCAAAAAATGCAGCCTTAGTTGCTCAAGCTGCTGCAGAAACTGCTTTAGATACTTTTGACGATAGATTCTTAGGAGCTAAGTCTAGTAACCCAAGTGTTGATAATGACGGAAACGCATTAGTCGATGGTGCATTATATTTTGATACGACTAATGATATAATGAAAGTTTACAACTTAGCTAACACTACTTGGTATCAATTAACTTTAACTACATCTAATCAAAATAATGTTAATACTGTTGCAGGGCAAATTTCGCCTACTAATAATATTTCAACGGTAGCAGGTTTAAATTCTGAAATTACAACAGTTGCAGGAAATAATACTAACATTACAACACTTGCAGGAATTACAAATTTAACAAACTTAGCTAATGCACACGCAGCAGTTTCAAATGTTAATACAAACTTACAAGCTGTTCAAAATTTTGCAGATGTTTATAGAATTTCATCTTCTGCTCCAACATCAAGTTTAAACGCTGGTGATTTATATTTTGACACAACTGCAAATGAATTAAAAGTTTACAAATCAAGTGGGTGGGCTGCTGCAGGGAGCACCGTTAATGGGACTGCAAATAGGTTTGAGTACACTGCAACAGCAAATCAGACAACATTTACAGGTGCAGATACAAATTCAAAAACTTTGGCGTATGACGCAGGGTTTATAGATGTATATTTAAACGGAGTTAAACTTGCAAATGCAGATTTTACTGCAACTTCAGGTACTAGCGTTATATTAGGTACAGGAGCTTCAGCAAATGATATTCTTATGGTTGTGGCTTATGGTACATTCCAATTAGCTAACATATCAATTAAAGATTTAACAGATACACCTTCAGGATTTGGCACAGCAGGACAAGCTCTTGTTATGAACAGTTCAGCAAATGGATTAGAATTTTCTAATGCTTCTTCAGCAGAAGTTTATGGTT